TCCAGTTGGGAAATCGGGGTTAGTTACATCTGCATTTTCAATTCTACTGTAAACGAGAACCTTGTTAGATCCTAGTTCACGATAGACATCAGCACCATGTCCGCCAGGTGGTGGTATGATAACTGAGAAAGATGCTCCTGATCCTGTAACAACAGCATCTAAATCCAAAGTAGCAAATGTGTATCCTGAACCTCCGTTTGTTACCTGAACAGCAGTTGGTTTACCATTGGTAAATGTCACTGATGCTAAACCACCAGAACCATCACCTCTGATAGGTACATTATTTTTAGTACCAGTGAACTGGTATGAAGCACTTGCTATATCATCTATTGTGATAACTTCAATTTTCCCATCCACAGCAGCATTTTTTACATCTGCTGTGTCAGTAGAAGTTTTCCAGTTTGCTGGAACTGGTATAAAGTCAGCACTATCAAATTTTATGATATCACTAGGTTTGATTGTAAAAAGATACTTCCAAATATACCCATCACTCTCAAGTCTAGGTTGCAAATCTGTATGAAGAGGTTCTTGTAATGAGATAATACCTTTTCCAGAATTGGAAGGTGCAGCACCATTATAGATACACTCATAGATTCTGAAATCAGAGTTGATTACATAGTAATTACTATTGTATAAACTTGTGGAACTTGTTTGAGGTGTTGTATTATTGATGCTATAATCATGTCTATACATCTCGTAGATAGAACCAGTTGTCCATTCTCTTTTTCTTATAACTCTCAATACGTCTGCTGAATTTATTTTCTTCGCACTAATCAAAGTATCATAAACATTGTCATGTTCATCAAAATTGTCAATGGGGGAAGGAGTATTGGTGTTCCAATCAGATGCTACAGTGGTTGCATTAGGCAATCCTATGAAGACATAATAAGAATTATCCGTGGTTGATATACCACTGACAAAGTTTTCAGCATTCAACACTCTAATCTGATCAGTTATAATCGCTGGCATTTACCTAATTAATTTCTATCAATCTATTTATGGGTAATCCACAAGTAATTTTTCATCTCTTATGAGTTGTGGTGCGGTGGATAGTCCAGTAACACCGTCTAAAGTATTGACTGCGAAGGAGGTTCCAATAGATCCTGTGACCACTTTACCCCAAGAATAAGACCCGTAATAATTACCTATAGCACTACTGAGACCTGTAAAGTTGAGTCCATGACCTGTCTCAATATTGACGTGAACTCTGACTATCTGTGCGGTGACATCTTCTATATCAGCAATCTGATAAACTCCATCAATAAATTCTGTTGCGATACCAACAATAGCGTTATCAGCAGTATTTTTAGATGTCAATCCAGTACCAACGTTAGATCTACTCACCATCATATAATCACCGGTTTGAATGCCTGTTTTTGTCAAACCACCAAAACGTGTGTTTCTCAATGAGTTATCTGTTGGTAGATACAGATGCATTGATAGTCTTGATGCTGCTACACCAACACCTATAATATCACCCTCATCTCCAAAAATATTTGCAGATGTTTGTTTATCAAATTTCATCTTAAATGTAGTAGAACCAAATCCTGTTTCAAAATTATCATCTACAATCTTGATAGGGAAGTCTGTAGTCGGAGAGTAACCAGTATTAGTCTCAGTTTTCTTGAATGATAATGCACCACCCATTACATACGCTGTTGAGTCACCAGCATCCACTGATTTTATCAATCTTGTAGCAGGGAATATTCTTGGTTCGTAAATATCTCTTGATTTACTTACTTTTACACCTTCAATAAACAAATCATCTTGTTGTTTAGACCACATAACTGGTCTTCTTGGTATTTTTGTGGCAGATATGTTAACACCTTTATAGTTTGTAGTCTGTAAGGAATCTCTTGCTAAAATACCTCTGACTATTCTCTCATCTTGTCTCTTGATTGTAAGACCATCACCAGTTTTGATTGTCTGTAGAGATGTTGTTGTGGAAATATCTTTATCAGTGCCTCTGTAGAATAGTATTTGACAGACAGAACCCTCAACTGGTGGTTCTAAAAACTCTATTTGTGTACCACCTTCAAATTTATATGCTACACCTGGTTTCTGTAGGGTGTCATTCACAAATATCATCAGTACATCTTGTAAACTTAAGATGCTACCTTCAACTTTTTCAATACTAATCGTTATATTGTTCTCTTTTAGAGTAAATATCTTCTTTCTACTATCAAATTGGTCAGATATATCATCAAGAACTTGTAATTTACCAAATACAAATCCAGTAAACTCATCATCTGCTGTGTCCACAACGGTAAATTGTGCTTCTGAGAAGTTTGAACCAAATGATGATATGGTTGGTATACCCACTACATTCAAATTCTCTCCAGTTGTGTATCCAAAACCAGGATTTTGTAGTCTAAATCTTGAAATACTGTTACCAACACCTATCTCTACTGCAATAGATGCACCTATACCAGTGCTTGCACTCTCTAATCTTATGTCATCATACTGACCTGGCAGATATCCTAGTCCTTCTGAGTTAGAAACAGATACTAATATACCTTTTCTTGGAAGTCTGTTAGCATTTACATCATCATCTGACAATATCTCTGTAACGCCAGGTGCTTCATTACCAGTAAATCTTACAGATGTAATACCTGGTGATGGAGAACTCAAGAAATTATAATCTACCTCTGGTTTCTGGAAGATATTGTTTATCAATATAGCACCAAAATCGCTAGTGATACCAGTGGTATTATTACCATTTTCTGTAAGTGTAAATGTCTTTCCTATACCTGTGAAATTTTGTGATATATCATCTAATATAACATTACCAGCATAATCAGATCTGATAAATTGTCTACCATGGAAAGAAGAACCCTCTACTATGTCAGCAACAATTAGTTTGTGAGTTCCTATACCAGCATTTGATAAAGTAATAGCAGCACCAACCAATGCCTCACCTTTTGTGTTAGCAAAAGAAAAGTTATTCGCAGCGTTTGCTATTATGAAGTAATCATCGTTTGCAATTAAGGGTGCTGGTGGGTTCAAACTTCTAATTTTTACCTGAGTACCAGTCTGGAGAACTTCAGTCAAAGCACCAAACGTATTACCAACAAAATCACTAGAGTCAATACCTACAGTTTGTCTTGTACCACCAAATGGTACATCAGCGAATGTTATCTTATCATTTACAATATTATAATCACCAAAAATTAATTGCACAGTATCACCAGCAGAGTGTCCCTGCTTTGTAGTGCCCATCCAGTTTCTGTCTAGTAATAATTTATTCTGTACACCATTGAAATGTAGAGCAGAAATACGAACTATTTCATCATTGATCTGTAGAAGATCATACTGTTTCATAAATGAAGCATCTGTGACATTCGCTTCTCTATTAGCAATATTCACTAATGTTGTTGTTGCACCATTTCTCTTATATACAGGTGACTGTATAATATCATCAATCGCTATCACACACTTTGAATTCTTGTCTATTGATGTAAACGTATGAGTTATACCAGCACCCACAGTTGTCAGACCAATAGGACTTCCTGCTTTTGCTAATGCTTTAGTTGCAGCAACCTTAAAATTATTTTCACTTACTTTGATAACAAATACATCTTGTGGCATTGTAGTTGCAGCACCAACCCCATTCAGTCCATGTTGTATACCTACTGGTCTACCAGATAAGTCTGTGTCTGCCTGATATTTTACTTGCTCTCCAGTCACAAAAAAATGATTTTTGATAACAAAAGAATCATCACCTAACAATACTTGTGCGTTATCAGACCCATCAAATTTCTTGTGAAACAATGGATCACCATTATGAGTCAGATTGAACGACTGTACAAAAGTCTCTGACTCTGTGTTGAACTGTCTATTTACGGAACCTAATTGAAATGACATTAGCTGAGTGTTATCGTGTTGTCGTCTGCGACGTTATCTGGTTTGTCTATTCTTATTTCAGAAACTCGTACAACATATGCTTTGCTTGCTGCTGGAGTAAATCGTAAGAGTGCATTGTTGCCACTAGCAACCATGTTCATAGCACGTATATCACGTTTAGGATTATCTGCTGTAGACAGATTATTATAAACGTTGAAGTTGATACGACTATCAAAAGCATTCGCTGCCACATTGAAGCAAGAATACTTATTGTCAGTAGTATTATGTATTTCTACAAAATACTTGAATGATGTAAAGTTATTGAATGATTTTGTTGATAAGGTTGTCTCTGTAGGAGAACCAGAAGCAGATATCTCTGTTCTAGTTGCATGTAACTGAGAATCTCCAATATCAATATTGTCAACGCTGGCACCTGTAGCAGTTGTTGCTACACCAACCATGGTGGTCAATGTCTGCACTGTGACTGCTGTGTTAGCGTTAGGTGTGTATCTAAGTTTGATTACACCAGCATTTTGTATAATATCAAAGTTACCTATCTTGTCACCACTGTCCATGTTACCAAAGTCAGTGAATAACATACCAGCACCATTTGCTAAGAAGTTGTATTCTTCAATCTCCTTATCATCAGCACCAGTGTGAACAACTATGATGTTACCAGACTTAAATTCTGATCCATTGATGTCCTGTAATGTAACTGTTGATGGACTTGCATTTGCTGCAAACACAGAACTTACACCAGATTTGACAATGTTGGAGTATGCGGTGGTTCCTGTGCTGACCTGTTTACCTATGATCTCCTTATAGAAAGTAACATCATAAGTCAAGGTGGTATTAAAAGGACTGAATGACACAGATATAATGTTACCATTCTGTTGGAGTATAAACTCACCAAGATCAAACGAGTCAGACAAGTCTGAATATTGGTTGAGATAAGCATCAGATCCATTATGGAATACAGTAAATTCACAATACTGTGTTGTGTTAAATGCTAACTGTAATGCAGCATCAAGCACAACCTGTGCGTGATATTTGATTGCTTGTGGACCTGAGGGATTAGCAATATCAAATGCGTCAATTTCTACAACCCTCAATAGGTTAGGGTCTGAATAGAACTGTGGTGAGATATCATCTATCTCTAGTACACGGTTAGACAGACATACAAGTGACTGGTCATATCTAGTAGATTTGAACACCACCTCATTACTCACAGATAAGTCAGGAGCAGGATTTTCATAGACAAGATCAAAATCATGATGATTTTTTAGAGCACCTTCACCGTCTATTAGAACAACAGATGCAGAAGCAGTTCCTATAGCAACTATACCGTTAGCAGTGCTACCAAGACCTACAGGCACAGAAGATATTAGGAGATCAGAATGCTTCTTGAATCCAGCAGGGTGTGCAAGTGAATCAACTGGTTCACCCCATGAAGATATACCTACTTGTGATCTTAGTGAATATGAAAACTGTTGATAATAATCATTGTCTTGTATTCTTTGATCCCTATTAGATAATTTACCAGTATCTTTTTCCCATCCGAATGGTTTACTGTGGAATACACCTACATCAAATGATCCTTCATAATCTGCTAGTTTGTCGATAGTGCCACCAGCATTTGACAATTGACCTGTTAGACTGTCACCTGTACTGAATCCAACTATATTGTCAACACGTAGAACGTTTCTTGATTTACCTTCTCCAGTAATAACCTTTGCTATTTTTCCTTTAGATGTAGTAACAGTTTCACCCTTGAAGAACTCACCCTCCTTCAAACCAACATCAAACTTAGCAACATCTTTCTCATTGGATACTGAACCAAATGTGCCAAGATCATAATCACCAGGATCCACATCTACATCATATTGTATGGTTGCTTGATTGACTAATCCAGTCGCTTGATTGACTGATTTCAATGTAAAGAACTCATATCCATAAGTTGATGAATTATATCCATGACCTGTTGTTACACCTACGTTTTCAACAAAAACTCTATCACCAACTGCGAATGGTATAGGATTATTTGCATCATATCCAGTGGATGGTGTCTGTAGTTTAATAGTAACTGTGGGAGCACTATACGTGACAGTAACAATACCAACACCATTAGTATTATTGACAGAGAATAGACTGTTATCACCACTTCTCAAATTACCACCACCACTGATTACCTGTACATCAGATACTGATGATCCACTCAACTCTGCTCTAAATTGAGTGAGACTATTTTCTTGTTTTGTTTTGGTGTTGAATAGAACAAGGTCAGGTGCAGTCAGATACTTACCACCTGTAGATGTAATTGCTACAGTGTCAACTGAGAAGTTATCTTTTAGGAATATAACCTGTGGCATTGCTGCCTGTGGTTTCAATGTCTTATCAGAAGGATAATCGAAACCAATGTCTATAAGTTGAACCTCATCAAGTCTACCAATATTATTTCCTCTTGCTTCTATGAGTGCTGATCTACCAGTTGTACTCGCTACTGAAACTTGAGGTATATCTTTGAAACCTACACCACCAGACACAAGTTGAACCTGTGCTATAGGACCGTGATCATTCTGTGATTCAGTTGTGTATGACATCACAGCAGTGTTGGTAGTATAACCTACTCTTTCTGCTTCTTGATCTATAAAGTAATCAAAGGAGTTGCTGGTTACTGAAGTGATTGTGCCTTTACCAGTGAACTCACTAGGTATAACAATTATCTTAGTATAATCATCAATATCTTTATTAGTCTCAATAATTTTTGATACGTCTTGAGATGCCAGTTTGTAATATACAACCTTGGGTGCTTGTGGTGTGAACCTTATAGATGCTTTACCACCAGCTTCACCATGTGCTGCTGTATATGTAATCTCCATAGTGGAGACACCAGACCCTACAAATTGTTTCTTATAATCTGGATCTTCGTAGAACTCTAATTTAGTATTCTGTAATGAACCATTAGATACATCAAATTCTAACAAATCACCTTCTCTAACCCTTATAAGTGGGTTGACAGATGAACCTATACTTACAAATCTAGTAGCAGAACTATATGTCATACTAAGAGAACTTGTGCCAGTAGAGACCACTGACAAGTCAATGATGTCAAGAGGTCTCAAGGTATGCTCTTCGTTGGTTGTAGCAGTAACCTTAACAATGTCTATATCACCTGTAATTTGTCCTCTGACAGTCTGGAAGAAGTGTGTATTGCCAATACCAGTTTGATTTGGATAGAAGAAGACTCTTTCGGATGACGACCTAATTCCAGCAACAGTTGTTACAATACCCACCAGATTTTGATCTATGACATAACCATACACTTCTGATGGTAGAGGTGCAGACCAACCAGATGCAGTGCCAACGCCAGGTGCTTGATATGTAAGAGTTGTACCAGCACCAGGTGAATATGAAAGTTTCTCACCATGTTGAATACTATGTCTTGGTAAGAAGATTGTCTGTGTTGGTATCTTACGTGTACCAAAATCTTTTGATGTAATAGTATGACCTATACCAGTTCCTGCTGATAAACCAGCACCAACTACATTTGCAGCATCAAAGTAAACTGTGTAATCTACAGGTGTTTCTGGGCAACCTGATAGTGGGAATGTAAATTCATTTACTAACTTTTCAACTTTACTGAATACAGTGTGTCCTGTGCCAGGAGTTCCATTTTGTATCCTTAGACAATCTATCTCATTTTGTAATGTATCAATACCAAATATCTTCAACTCTTCATGATCAATTCTGATGATGTCATTTACTTTGAATTTGTTTACATCATCAACAAGTCTGATGCTGGTGGTAAGACCTGAGTTGCCACCACCACCTAAGTCTTCTATAGCACTTGCAATTCCTGATATTACTCTAGGAACTGTAATTCTATGCATGCCTTGTATTACATCATGCTCTGTTCCAGATACATTTCTTATGTTTATATCTGTTCCAGTTAGGAATCCATGAGGTACAGTTGTTATACCTGTAATCTGTCCAGGAGTGTATATAAAAGTTGTGTCTGGTAACCGTTGTACTGTTGTCGTGATATTATTGAGTTGTGGTCCAAAAATCTTGAGAACAGATCCAATTGCACCAAATCCATCGGTTCTTTTGTTATCAAATACCAGAGCATCACCAACACGATACTCGCTACCGCCATCGATAAGATCAATTCCACTAACACTACCACTACTTGCACGTATGATTTTGGAAGCGAGTTTTGTGTTCTTCTGAGAATTTGAGATAAATTCATAATCATTGATATTGTAAGGTTTGACGTTTCTAACTAAACCAAATAATGTAGGATCTACATCTTGATCAAAATCATACCCTAAATTTAGTGGTTCAACTTTAGATTTGTATGAGTCACCCACTACATATGGGAATACGGGAACTCTAGCACGGTTGAATGGGTTACCAGCGTTAGCGACTTGAGTTGGTTGTACAGTTGTGTAGTATGCATATACTCCATTTGGAAAATCTGGTGTTACGCCAAATCTACCATTGTGCTCATCTAGATCACCTTTACCAGATGTGTATGTAAAATCTTCCACAAAAAATCCAGCAGGATATTCTGTGATGGAAGGTCCGTTAGTCCTTTCACCAGTCAACTTAACATAAGATGACTTAATATAATCCAATCCACCACCACCATCAGGTTCTTTGTAAACGAATGGACCGTAGATTGGGTTACCGTCATATGCCCAACCCAAAA